GTAAATGGCGAACAGTATGGTCTGGCTACTACTGCTACAACTACATTTGATGGAACAACTTCAGTTACTGGCACAACCCAGGCGACTATTGATAATAATACTCAAAAGTCAGCAGCTATGACCGACGACATTGATCTGATTCCATGTGTTGGATTAGAGAATGGTGACGCGGCGGCGGCGGCTTTGGATGTTAACTATATGGCGATAAGTAGATTGCTATACGAATAAAATAAACTTTAATTGGAGCGGGGTTTCGGCCCCGTTCTCTAACAGGAGGAAAACATGGCAGACGCAGTAACAAGTCAAACAATAGTTAATACAGAAAAAAGAGTTGTAATGAAATTTACAAATCTTTCTGATGGTAATGGTGAATCCGCAGTAAAAAAAGACGACGTTTCAGCTTTAACAGCTCACCCTGATGGTACCGCTTGTTCAATAGCTACGATTGATCAAATTTGGTATAATGTTGGTGGAATGAGAGTTCTTATTGATTTCGATGCAAGCACTAATGTTGCAGCATTAATCCTTGGCGGAAGTGCCGCTGCAGGAAATAATGAAGGACATATGGACTTTAGATCATTTGGTGGTATTAAAAATAATGCTAGCTCACCTGATGGTGATCTTGACTTTACAACTAGTGGACATACCAATCTAGATCATTACACAGTTATTCTAGAAATGCGAAAACAGTATTAGGAGGTAACGCATGGCGAATACTACTTCTGGTACAGTCACTTTTGATAAAACATTCGCTGTTGATGAAATTATCGAAGAAGCCTATGAGCGAATTGGCTTACAATCTGTTTCGGGATATCAATTAAAAACAGCAAGACGTTCTTTAAATGTAATGTTTCAAGAATGGGGCAATAGAGGATTGCATTACTGGGAAGTAGGCGATACCAATATTGATCTTGTTGAAGGTCAAGCTGAATATATTTTCTATAGAGCTACGGGCGATGGAACTTCTGCAACAACAGTTGGAGGAACAACAGGAACATCGACTTATGGTGTTGCTGACGTTTTAGAAGCAACTTACCGAACAGGTAGAGGTACAACTTCTGAAGCGGATTCTGCTCTTACTAAAACAGATCGATCAACTTATTCTGGTTTCGCTAATAAATTATCTAAAGGAACACCCACTAGATATTTTGTTCAACGATTAGTAGACAAAACAACGGTAACCTTATATCCAACACCCGATTCAACAGCCGCATCAAAAGACGTTCACGTTTTCTTTGTCAAAAGACTTCAAGACGCTGATGCAACTTATACCGATGCAACCGATGTACCTTATCGTTTTGTACCCTGTATGGCATCAGGATTATCATTTTATTTAGCACAGAAATTTGCACCCCAAAGAGTGCAAGAATTAAAATTATTATATGAAGACGAATTAAAAAGGGCTTTGGCAGAAGATGGATCTTCTACAAGCACTTATATAACTCCGGAGTCTTATTACCCGAGTGGATAACTATGGCATTTGCAAGAGGAAAATACGCTAAAGCGATCTCAGACCGAAGTGGAATGGAATTTCCCTATAATGAAATGGTTAGAGAATGGAATGGTTCTTTTGTTCATAAGTCTGATTTTGAAGCGCGACATCCTCAAGATCAGCCAAGAGCCTATGGTGCAGAAGGACATGGTTTAAGGAATGCAAGACCGGGAAGAACTGAAAAAACAGTTGTTGGAATATTAGGACCTAATCCTTTTGAAACTATTGCAGCAGGATCAGGTATTATAAATGTTTTTGAAAAAAGTCATGGAAGATCAACAGATGACACAGTACGATTTAGAGGTTCTATTTGGACAAGTTCAGATTCAGATGCTTATCAAAATCCAGTGGGTTTTGATGGTGTTACAGGAGCGAATTTAGCAAAAGCTGCTGGCTACTCGATTACCGTTGGTACGCGAGATTCAAGCGGAGATATTACGAATACCGATGACTTCTACCACTTTACTGTAGATACGAATACTGCTACAGCTGGAGGAATCGCAGGATGAGGCAACAATTGTTCGTCTGGGCCGGCAACTTTAGAGGCATAATATGGCAGGATTTACATACTCAACACTCACAACAGCCATTCAAAATTACACAGAAGTAGGGACTTCGGTATTATCGAGTACAATCACCGATCAATTTATTGATAACTCTGAACTTAGAATACAAAGAGAAATTCCTATTGATGCCGATCGAAAGGAAATGATTGGCAATTTAACCGCTTCGAAAGACAATGTTTATGCGCCTGCTGGAACTTTATTTGTTAGAGGTCTTCAAGTTTATACTTCAACATCGGTTGTGACAGGAGCGAATAGCTTCTTGATTAAGAAAGACATTAGTTATCTTAGGGAATATGATGCAGAGGAAACAACGACAGGTACACCCAAATACTATGCTATGTCAGGTGGAGCAGAAGGAACTGGAGCAACATCTTCAGGAAGAATTACCGTTGTGCCAACACCTAGCTCAGCTTTTATGTACAAAATTCATTACAACGCTAGACCCGTAGGATTGAGTTCAGCGAATACGACAACTTATTTAAGTCTTAACTTTGGTAATGGATTATTATATGCATGTCTCGTAGAGGCCTTTAGTTATTTGAAAGGTCCGCAAGATATGCTACAACTATATGAACAAAAGTATCAAACTGAAGCACAGAAGTTTGGAGGAGAACAAATAGGTAGACGAAGAAGAGACGATTATACGGATGGAGAACCTCGTATACCCGTTCAGTCTCCGGCACCGTAAGGAATTAAATTATGGCAACACTAACAGTAACAGTCAAAGAAGCAATTACTCTCAACAACATAGATTATGGATCGGAAAGATCTTTAGATATTTCCAGTGTTAATGAAGTTGTAAAAAGAGTTGTAACCGCATCAACAACAGAATGTGGTCTTATAGGATTTTATCAGCGCTTAGTAGCGTTGGTGTAACTGCTAATAAAGTTGGTTATGTTGCAGGAATGTTTGATGATGGTGATGTAAGATATATTAGAATTACAAATTTAGATTCATCGAATCATATTATGTTAACTTTTAGAGATGAAGATAACACAGAATTTAGAATGAAAGTAGATGCAGGTCACTCGTTTATTTATCCAGGTGATAATAGCGGTGGCGTTGTAGATACAATGAAAGCGGCAGGATCAGCTTTAGCTTCAGGTCTTTCTGACTTAGTAGATATTACAGTTGATACAGATACAGCAGCATGTGATGTTGAAATATTTGTAGGGAGCGCTTAATGGCATCGTCATATACAGATCTTGGTACAGAGTTAATGACAACCGGCGAGAATGCCGGTACATGGGGATCAACAACTAATACTAATTTACAGATTATAGAAGAAGCAATTAGAGGCTATGTTGCAGTAGGTGTTGCAAGTGCAGATGCAACTTTATCTTTAACAGATGGTTCTACAGATGATTCTATAAGAAACTCGGTTATTGCTTTTACAGGTGCATTAGCTGGTAACAGAATAATAACAGTTCCCGCCGTAGAAAAATGGTGGATTATGGATAATCAAACCACTGAAGCTTATACACTTACAGTAAAAGCTAGCGGTCAAACTGGAGTTACTTGGGGAGCATCTGATAAAGGAACAAAAATATTATATGCAAATGGTACTGATGTAATTGATACAGGAATATCTGATAATGCGGTAACATCAGGAACAGGAGATATTACTTTAGATTCAGCTGCAGATATCGTTATTGATGCTGCTGGTGGAAATGTAGAATTCAAAGACGCAGGGACTACTCTGCTTCTTTTGGATATGGACACCACTGCCAATGCTCAAATTATACAGTTAAAAGTTAACTCGGATGATTTAGTATTTCAACAATACGACGGTAATGAAGTTGTTCGTATCGCTGATGATAGACGATTATATTTCTACGACAAAGGCGGAGAATATATCTACGGGGATGGAACAGATTTACATATCGTCTCAGGTGCAGATGTTAATCTATCTGCTAACATTGGTTTAACTTTTGGTGATGACGGAGAAAAAATTGAAGGCGATGGAACTGATCTAACTATCACAGGAAAT